ATTCATCACGGGAAAGTTCACCACGATAATAACGAAACTTATTCTTACGTAGTAGTAAGTAATCTGATTGAAGTTTTGTGTGCTTGAGTTTAACACCAACAAGTATCTTAATATACTTAGCGTGTAGTTTGGGAGTTGTTGTGGAATTCTCACCAAGGAAGTTGTCATCAATCTGACAATCGGTGTCCCACGATTCTTGCAGTTGTTCTAAATTCATAATATCCTCACATTTATATTGCTCTATTATACAGCAATATTACAAAAAAATCAAGTTTGTCTTACAAGAACTTGTAGTAACTGTAACGGAATGTTGCATTACCAACAAGGTATTGCACATCGTTATTTGTTGAATTAAAAACCATTGAATCCAAAGACATTGGAAACAAGTCAACGAATTGGATGTTTGCAGCAACACCATTTGTTGGAGTTAGGATCTGCAATGTAGCATCAGAATAATTTTTCGCTAATTCTGAATAAGTGTTTGCAGTTGCAGAATCAACAAAGTTTGTATACTGAGTATATGACTGTGGAAAACCTAAAGCGATTAACCAGTTGTAAATACCGAGATAGTTTTTTAACTCGGAGTCAATAATGTATTGCACATTCAAAGTATCATAAGTGATATGATCACCTGGAATTGCTACAGATGCAAATGGGTTAGCCTGCATCGGATCACCAAATGTAAGTCCTGGAAGATTCACTTGCTGAGCAAAGAATGTTAAATCAGGAAGTTTAGTGATGGCGAAATTAAATCCATTCGGTGAGAGTGGATTTAGATTTGAAGGTAACGGACAAGAGATAGTATTGTTTGCCATGTTATTATTTATCCAAATGAAAAAGAGGGATCCGAAGATCCCTCTGAAGTACCGCTTCTACGTCGGCTTAATCATAACCAAGCCGAACAGTCGATTACATTAGGTTAGTAACCTTAACACGACGGTAGTAGTAGTTTTGGTTTGCTGTCAAGTTATCTTGACCTGCATTGCCGTCATCCAAATTAACGAATGGGTTAGCAACTAGACCGTAACGAGTCTTGAAACCAATCTTTGGTTGGAAGCTGTTAGGATCAACTGCACGAACCATTTGTAGCGGAACGTATGGGCAATAGAACAAGCCAGCGTCAAAAGCAGATGCGCCTTTGTAACCAACAACGAAGAACTGAGTAGCAGATACGTTTGAAGTATATGGGTCAACATAAACTTTGTACTTGCCATTTAGAACACCAGCAAAAGTAGTGCTTGTGTCATCAACAGTTAGATCATTCTTACCAGTTAGACCAGAAGAATAGTCAAGAACACCAGCCATCGCTAGAGCAGACGCTACGTCAGCTGAAGTGATGATGATGTTACCACGACCACGACGAGTTTGTTGACCGATAGCATTGGCTTCACGTTCGATTTGGAACATTAGACCTTTGAATTTTTCAACAGACCAACGACCATTAGAGTCAGTGTCTAAGTCGAAAGTACCAGCAGAAGTAGTACCAACTTGTGCACCTGGCTTAGCAGTCTTGTAGATTGTACGGATAACTTCACGGTTGATTTCAGCAAGAATCTCTGTTGAAAGGATGTTGCTCAATTCGCCTTCAGCGTCAAGACCATGAACAGATTTCATATCTTGAGCTAATTCGATTGAGTACTCAGCTTTCAAAGCACGAGTCTTAGCAGTTACAGAAGTTTTCTCGATAGAGAAAGCCATTGCACCGAAAGAACCATCACCAGTACCACCTTGACCTAAACGCTCGCCATCAGCAGTAGCTAATGCAGAACCAGTAGTCTCAGATCCACCGAAGTCGTATGGAGTAGTTTGTGCGCCAGTACCAGAATAAGCAGAGTCAGCTTCGTTGAACAATGCTTCAGTACCACCTTGAGTACCATAACGTGATTTCATTGCGAAAATCAAACCAGTTGGTTGTGTCATTGGTTGAACACCGCAAACGTCGTAAGCGATCATTTGTGGCATTGCACGACGTACTAGGCTGATAAGAACTGGATCGAACTTAGCAAAGCCATTTGTATCGCCATAAGAACCAACAGCGTTAGCTGGAGCTGCTTCGAACAACGCTTCACGTTGTGCTTGCATTTCTTTTTCTTGGTTCTCTAATAGAACTGCAGTAACTTCCTTACGGTAGTTATCACGGATTTTTGGAGCTGATTCATGATTTAGAATCGGTGCCCATTTTTCAACTAATTGTTGACGTGTAGACATTTTGTTTTCCTTTGTTTACTTGTTGATTTTACTTAACTGTGATAGATACGCTGACATAGCTGGGTCACTAACTTTCTTAGTAACTTCTTCTGTCAATGACTCTACTGGAGCGTCAGTAACTACAGACTTAACTGTAGATGATTTAGTTGTGAAATAATTTTCACGGATAGTCTTAACTTTAGACTCGAAAGATTGTTCATCTTCGTATGATAGTTCTTCTACCAATGCTGTAAACTTTTCAGTTTCAGTATCAGTCAAACCTTCAGAGATAGATGCAATAATTGCTTCACGTTTGCTTTCAGCAATAGTCTTGCTTAGCTCGATATTGCTTGCTACTTGTTCATTCAACTTTGCTTCTAAGTCACTAATTTGTTCTTCCATTTCGCCAAGTAGGTCATACTTTTCTTCTGGAACATCAATATAGTGCTCTTCAAACAGAGACTTCATACCACCAACGAAACTCTCAAGAATTTCAGTTTTGATACCACGCTCTAGGGCTAATTCATTCTGTGTCATCCACTGCTCGGCTATGTAGCCAAGGTATCCATCAACTTGCTCAACAAGACCCTCTGTATTCTGTGCAACAGCTTCCGCTAGTTTGCTTTCGAATTCTTCTTCAATACGAGCAACTTCTGCAGCCACACGGCTTAGCACTGCTGCTTCGAAAATAGTTTCCGCTTTTGCACGGAAATCTTCTGATAACTCTTCGCCATTTAACAATGCATCGATATCTTCTTTAACACCTTTGATAGATGTAGAACCTTTGTGCACTGGTGCTTGGTCGCCAGAAACAGCTGAACTGTTTGCTGGATTTGTTTTTTCAGTAGTAGCATCTTCAGCAGACTTCTGATCTTTAACATCGTTCTTAGCGTTGCTTGGATCTTGTGTTTCTGGAGTTGCTGGGATAGCATTCTTGCTCTTACGAACAGGTGCTGAATCCGCATTTACTTCGTGTTCTTTAGCAGAATTGCTTCCACCTTCTTTGCCCATAGATTTGAATTCGTCTAATTGTTTATTAGATTCAGCCAAAATCTGTGCAATTTTTTGTTCAATTGACATCGTTTTCTCCTAACTGGATAGTTCTATTAAATTATTTATAATTTATCTGATTTTACTCAGGAATTTATGGAAAGCAAGAATCTTTGCTTCCTCTAGATTACGAGAAGAAGTCTTACGAATATTCTTCTTTACTTCTTCAATATGGTTTTCCACAAACTTTCCATCAACGAAAACCCACTCTTTGTTCTCCATAATTCCACGCACGAATGCGTCTGGAGCAGATGGGTCTGCAACGATGTCAGCTGCTGTTGACAGCATAAAATCGTCTTGAACAATTGATATACCCTCGTTGTTTGTAACGAGAGAACCAAGTGCTCTACTGGAAACTCCAAGATTAGCACCGCCATCTAATAGACCACGTGCAATATTACCCATTGGAGTTTCTAGAATCTTTGCTTTACCGATATAGTTCGTACCTTCTTTTCTTAAAGAAACGATTAAGTGTGAAACACGATCAAGATTAATCTGTGGATTATCTGGATGTCCCAACTCACCGTATGCACGATTTGTTTCTACACATTCTTTCAAATAACGACCAACTTCACGATCCATAACTTCTTCTGAATACATGCGCTTGTTACGATTGGTGATATTTGATTGAAGGAAAATACCTTCGATAAAATATTGTTTACCTTTGCCAATTTTCTCTTCAACGAGAAATTTGGTTTCTTGAACTTCTTCTCTAATTAGTTTCATGGTTATACCTTATCTGGAGAACCAGAGAGAGTTGTTGAAGCACCAACACGAGTTGGATCATCGTATGCACCATAAACTTCATTTTCAACTTTAGTAGACCAACCAGCAATTTTACGTAAAGTGATATAACCAGTAACTGGTTTTGCAACATCATTAACGATAACAATGTCAGCAGTATTGTTTGTTGAATCAGAAATACCGTATTGAGTTAAATCTAATACTGGAGCATTTTCTGGAGCAACAGAAATAATATTCTTACCACTACGAGTAACACGAGTTCCAGCACCATCTGCACCAGTGCAAATAAAACGAACGATGTTTACTGCTGGAGTGTCAGAGTTACGAGCCTGAGTAGATGCAGCTAAATTGGCAATAGTGATAGTGCCAGATTCTGCAGCCACTGTATCAAAGTGAATGATAGTTTCTTGGTTTGTATTTCTAACTGTTGTGAATAGGACAGCCATTTTATTGTTCCTCTAATTTCTTAAGCACATGAAAGAAGTTCTCTTTTGACTCTCTCATATACTCAATGATTTCTGTTTGATTCTGTAATAACATATTTAGTCGTTGTTGAGTACGCTCGTCAATTGTTACAATCGACTCATCTTCTAGAACATAATGAAGTTTACCTTCAATCAATCTGTCTAGTTTATTCAAAGAGCGAATTTCTAGAACAACTGGATCAACGCTAAAAATACGTGAAGAAGCAAGTTTTACGTATGACTCTATTAATGTATCTGTTACTTTAATATCGTGATGCTCTTTAATAATATTTGCAACTTTGTCTTCTGATATCTCTTCATATACTTCGGTAGTAACATTACCTGCTAATTGATTCGAAATATAATCTTGTTTAATATATTGTCTTGCTTCTTCAATTGAATCAAAATCTGTTTCAATTCCATTTATCAATACTTTACCTTCAGTAGTTTTCTCAACTAACTGAAGATAAGACCTAACACTTTCAACAATGTTAGGTTTGGTTGATTTGATAAAAGAATTATAATACATTAATCTTCAAGATGATGAGAGGTAATACCAGTATCACCATGCATTTTCAAATCTTGTTTATCGATTTGAGCCTTGTATTTTTTATGCTCAGGTGAATCTACACCACCCAAATGTTTTGTTGCAAATTCTTTGTGAAAACCATGCAAAGAACCAGTACTTGATTGTTCATGGTCTGCAGCATTATCACTATGAACATGAACATCATGCGCAACTTCTTTACCATAATGGTGTTCAATTTGTGATTTAACATCATGGGCTTTCTTAGCATGATTAGCCATTTGTCTATCAGACAAGTCCCATTCATCACCATGTTGTGCATTAAGTGAATGTTCAAAATGTTTTGCAGCTAGAACACCAAGGGATGGTTTCTTTGCAGCAGTAGTTTCATTTAGTTTATTTAATTCAAAAATTGATTGTTCGATTAAAGTTTTCATTATACACCTTCCTTAGAATTGTGGGTTACGTGTTCAGATTCGCCACCGTATCCTGGATCGTGAATTTTCTTACCAGTTGCTTTGTGGAAGTGTGCAGCTGCAGCATCTGCTGCTTTAGCGTGAACGTCTGCTAAATCCATGTGGTGATCGGAATCTTTACCACCTTCAGCAGACTTATCCCAGTGATGCATATGCATAGCCATGTTGTAATGGTATGCATTTTTATGTTCGTTTGGAGCCATGTCATGCAACATATCTTCTGATGCGTATGACTCTTTTAATTTGTTCAGTTCTTCGACTGCTTTATTAACTAATGACATTTTAATTTCCTTATTTTTTCTTAGAGATCTTAGACAATGTCAATGCTAGACGAGCACGTTTACCTGCTGTACCTTTGTCATGCTTATGCTTTTCAGCGTATTCATGAGTAGTCATACCTGCACGTTTTGCAGCTTTAGTCTCAGCACCTGGATGTTTGATTGCACTAGCGATCCATTGTTGTGCTTCTTGAATTGATTCTAATTCTTCATCAGTAAGCATATTTAGGTCAGCTTCGTCAATTGCAGAAACTGCTGCAACTTCTTCTTCTGATAATTCGTATTCTTCTTCAACAACAGCTTCTGGTTGAGTGAACATTGATTGAGCAATCGTTTGACGTAGATCGTCTAAACGTGAAGTTAGTTTATCTGCCATCGCTGCAGCAAAAGTGTTTTCAGTTTCAGCTGCATTACCAGTTTGGATTGCATTAACTAAGTTGTGTACTGTTTCATTCATAATTATCTCCTATTAATTTTCGAAGCCATCACGCTTTGGTTTAGACTGTTTGGCTTTAGAACTCGTTTCAACTGGATCCATTTGTTTTGGACGTTGAGTATTATTCGTATCTGAATCTTGAGCTGCAGCATCTTTCTTAATTGCAGATGAAGCATTAGCAGGATCAGGTGCAATTTGCTGCATCAATTGTTGCGCAGTACCTTGTTGAGTGCCATCTACTTGTCCTTGGAACTCAGCTGCAGCAACACGGAACTCTTGTTCGCCTTCAATTTGCTTATCCATGTCTTCGATTTCTTTATCATCAAGACGTAGGATATTCTTACGAGCCCACTCTAATGAGTAGTATTTACCAACGTAAGGATCTAATTGTTGTAGCAAACCAATACGTGCTTGCATCATTTCACTATCTCTTAACTCACTGTAGTTATTATCTTCAATGTAGTCATATCTGATTCCAGCTTCAATGTCATCCCATTCTTCTGGACGAATAACATTTTTTGCAATCAGTTGAACACGTAGTGCGTATGAGAATAATGTAGAAAACTTTTTGCGTAAACGAACGATAAACTTATTAAATTTAACTTCATCACGAGTAATCTCTTGTGAACGTCCAATGCTAAAACCTTGTTGTGGTTGCAAACGGCTGATTGGAACATTCAATGCATGAAACAGTTTGTTTTGGAAGTATTCAATATCTTGAATCTCACCCAAATTCTGACCACCTGGAAGTGTAGTAATTTCAGTACCTTTACCACCTTCACGACGTGGCATCCAAAAGTCTTCCATCATTGATAGATGGCGACGATCGTCACGTGTTTCACCAGTTGTTGCATCATAAACAATCTTTTGACGGAACTTGTTCATAATATCATTAACGTATTGTTCAGCCTTTAACTTAGGTAAGTTACCAACGTCCACATAGAAAATTCTACGTTCAGGTGCACGACTAATACGATAAATGACCAAGGAGTCCTCGATCATCTTTAATTGGTTTACTGGTTTGATTGCCTTATGTAGATAAGACATTGCCATACCAGTATTTGGATCTACGTAACCTGATGGCACATGGATCACTGAATCTAATGCAAGTTTAACACCATGAGTCGTTTGCTCGGTGATACCCTTATCGTTATAAAGATAGTACTCTTCGACTTCTTTAATAACTTCAACACCCTGCGGAGTTTTCTCACGTTTGATGTTTTTAATACGACGAATTTTACGTGGATCAATAAATCGTAATTCTTGAATGCCATCTTTAACACGTGCTTCGTCAATAAGAACTTGATAATACATTCTTCCATCAATATACCAATTACGGAAGATTTCATGTGCTCGCTGATCAAACTTTAAAATGCGAACAATATTATCAAATTCCTCTCGCATCTTAGTCTTGATGCCAGAAGAAACTTTAACATCATCTAGAACAATCTCAACGGAGCGATGTTCTTCATCAGCAACAATCGCTTCATTGACGATATCTTCAATTGCAGAATCACAATCACTGTATTGTGCTACTTCACGATAGCGACGGATTAAGTCATTTTC